ATTTAGAATAACAGTTAGATTCCCCATTATGACAAGAACTGAATTTGCACCTATTAATGCTTTTATAATGAAACAAAGATCACAAATGGAATCTTTCACTTATTCTCCACCCACAATATCTTCTCCACTAGGAGTCGCTTCAGGAGTTATATCGGTTAATGGTGCGATTAGTGCAGGTGCTACAACTTGTTCAATAGATGGTATGGCTAATAGCACAACAGGAGTATTTAAAGCTGGAGATTATTTTAGATTTACCGGTCAGAACAAAGTTTATATGGTTATGGCAGATGTATCATCTAATGGTTCTGGTCAAGGAACATTAACTTTTGAACCACCATTAAGATCAAACGTATCTGACAATGCAGTTTTAATTTATTCTAATGTAGACTTTACTGTTGGATTAACTGGAAATATTCAAGAATTTAATATTAGCACAGAAAATTATTTCCAATACGAAGTTGATCTTATAGAGGTACTGTAATGACAAGATCATTAAGTGCAGGTGTCATAGCGGAAATTGCCACAAATAAATTAAACCCAGTAGAACTTGTATATTTAGGAATAAGCACAGGTACTTATTATACAGATCATTATAAAAATTTAACATACGGTGGAAACACATACACAGCTTCATCATTATTTTTAGGGAGTTCAGAAGTACAAGAAAATGCTGATGTTGCAGTAAATACATTAAGTCTTAAATTCTCAGGCGCAGATACAACAATCATAAGTCTTTTGTTAAATAATAACTATATGAATAAAGAAGCAAGAGTTTATAGAGGGTTCTTAGATGATTCACAGGCTTTAATAACAGATCCATTTCTTTTATTTGACGGAAGAATATCAAGTTTTACATTAGAGGAAAATGCAACTACTTCTTCTGTTAATGTTATTATATCTTCACATTGGGCAGATTTTGAAAAAGTTTCAGGAAGAAGAACTGCTGACAACACACAAAAACTTTATTTCCCCAATGATAAAGGTATGGAGTTTGCAAGTAAGACTGCACAAAAGATTAAATGGGGTGCAGCTTAATGAATGATTTATATAGAATAGTTCATTTATACAGACAGTTTCCGAAATATGACTGTTATACTTATGAGAGATTAGTAACTATGATAACTCCTTCTTTAAATTTAGATCAATACCAAATTCATAGAGTTGGAAAAGAAGATGTTGGTTATACAAATTGGGCTTTTCTAAATGATATAGTTGAACATAGATACAAACTAACTGGCAAATTAAAAGCTAATGAATGGAATTGTGGTAAAAATATTTGGGTTATCGGTGTTATAGCTAAAAGCCACGCAAAAGAAATAATGACTTGGACTAAAGAATATTTTAAACCAAAATTAGAAGTAAATGAATCTATTAAATGGATTAGATCAGATGATAATTTTAACATTTATAGAAGATCAGAAAAATTTAAAAGACAATTTCACGTTCACAGATAATGAAGATTAATTTTAAAATATTAGCAAGTACATTTTTAGTAGTTTGTTTAATATTTAATTTTATTGATTTATTATTTGGCAATCCATTAAATCAAAACATAGTATCATTATACAAAGCAGATCCAGCAACCATAACTTCAGCAATCATTCAATTCGTTATTGTTACAGCAATAAGTTATATACTTGCACCTAACGCACCAAAATTTTCAAGGCAACAAGAAGCTAAAGGCGTTACATTAAGTAAAGACTCTAACAACAATCCTATTCCTATTGTGTATGGTAAAAGACAAGTTGGATTAACTAGAGTCTTTGTTGAAAGTTCAGGTGCAGATAATCAATATCTTTATGTAGCAGGTATTTTATGCGAAGGTGGTGGTTCAGGAATTACTGCGATAGATGAAGTTTATGTAGATGATAAATTAGTAGTTTGGAATGGTTCATTAACAGATGGAACATTAACAGAAGTTAGTAGTTCAGATACTAATTACTATAAAGACGGTCAATCTTTAATATCTATTCAAGGATTTTTTGGATTAGATAATCAACCCACTTCTTCTTTACTTGATGAAACAACTAGCTGGACATCAGACCATAAGCTATCTGGTCTTGCTTATGTTGCTTTAAGATTCAAATATAACCAAGACGCGTTTAGTGGTTTGCCTGAAGTTAGAGTTACTGTTAGAGGTAAAAAAATTTACGATCCAAGACTTGATTCAACAAAAGGTGGTTCTGGATCACATAGAGAAGATACAGCTTCTACTTGGGCTTATTCTAATAATTCATCTTTAGTTCTTTTAGATTATTTAAGAAATAGCAGATATGGTAAAGGGTTACCTAATTCTACTTTTGAAACTAATTACGATTCTTTTAAAACTTCTGCAAACACCTGCGACACTCAGGTAACACCATATACTGGTTCGGCAACTAATATTAACTTATTTGAAACAAACGCAGTATTAGATACTGAAAAGAAATTAATTGAGAACGTTAGAGAACTCTTAGTTCCTATGAGAGCAATCTTTAATTACACACAGGGTAAATATAAAATAATTATTGAGGGTACTGGTTCATCACAATTATTATTAACTAAAGACAATGTTGTAAGCGAAGTTAAAATACAAGGTGAAAGCAAGTCTGAAAAATACAATCGTGTGATAGGAACATATATTAATCCAGAAAAAGATTATCAATCAGATACAGTTTCATATCCGCCATTTGATGATTCTGCATTAGCAGTAGGAGATCAACACGCCACGATGTTATCTGAAGATAACGGAACATTACTTGAAAGAAGTTTTGATATGACGCAAGTAACATCTTCATACCAAGCAGAAGAAATTTGTGAAAACATATTAAAAAGATCAAGAAACAATTTAAAAGCTGAAGTAACTGTAACTGCCGAAGGACTTAATTTATCTATTGGTGATATTGTGACAGCAACTTATGACACAGCAGGTTTTAGTGTGAAACCATTTAGAGTTATGTCTTTAACTATTAATTCAGATTCAACGGTAACTTTAGGGTTAGAAGAACATCAAGATAATTTTTATACTTGGGAATCAAAAGGGGAAGCACCAACAATAGCTGATACTATATTACCGAATCCTTTTTCAGTATCTGCTCCAGCTTCAGTTACTTTAGGCGACCAATTAATTCAATACTCTGATGGAGTTGTTATAACTGCTTTAGATGTGACAATAGGTGCATCACCAGATTCTTTTGTAGATTATTATCAAGTAGAATATAAATTAAGTACAGCTACCGATTATATTATTGCTGGGCAAGGAAAAGGATTAAAGCAAAGAATATTAAACGTAATTGATGGGTTAATTTATAACGTAAGAGTAAAAGCGTTTAATACTTTAGGTGCATCATCATCTTATACTTCTGCAACAAGAACTATTATTGGTGGAATAGCACCACCTTCTGATGTAACAGATTTTTCTTGTAACATTATTGGTGGAGATGCACATTTATCTTGGCAACAAATTACAGATTTAGATTTAGCTTATTATCAAATTAGATATTCAACACAGACAAGTGGTGCTTCTTGGGCTAACTCAGTTTCTTTAGTTGAAAAGGTTGCAAGACCAGCAACTTCAGTTACAGTTCCAGCAAGAGTAGGTTCTTATTTAATTAAAGCTATTGATAAAAATGGTAACTATTCTTCTAATGAAACAATTATTGCAACTAATGTAACTGCAATAGGAAACTACAATGCTGTTGCAACACAAACAGAATCACCAACATTCTCAGGAACTAAAAATCAAACAGTTGTTTCTGAAGGAACTTTAAGATTAGATTCATCAGAACTATTTGATTCTGCAACTGGTAATTTTGATTCAGCAACTTCTTTCTTTGATTCTGGTGTTACATCTTTTGATCTATACTCAGAAGGTAACTATGTATTTGCAAATCCAATAGATATAGGTGCAGTTCATACTTCAAGAGTAACTGCTTCTATTACACAAACTTCAGACAACTTAGATGATTTATTTGATTTAAGAACTGGAGATTTTGATGACGCAGGTTCTAACTTTGATGGAGATACTCCAGCTAATTGTAATGCACATTTAGAAATTGCATTATCTAATGACAACATAACTTATACTGATTTTAGAAACTTTGTAGTTGGAGATTACACAGCAAGATATTAC